TCCACTTGTTGCACTTGTACCGCTCGTTCCACTGCTTCCGCTGCTTCCAGAGCTACCAGACGTACCATCTGTACCACTAGTACCAGTTGTTCCACTGCTACCAGAAGTGGCAGACGTACCAGACGTCCCACTGGTTCCAGATGTACCTGTACTACCACTGGTTCCGCTTGTGCCTGTAGTTCCACTACTGCCACTTGTTGCAGATGTACCAGATGTCCCAGAAGTTCCTCGTGTACCACTACTTCCAGAGGTTCCTGATGTTCCTCCTGTACCATTGGTTCCAGAGGTTCCTGAAGACCCTGAAGATCCTGAGGAGCCAGAAGTTCCTGTTGTACCTGATGTCCCAGTTGTACCAGACGTGCCGCTGGTTCCTCGTGTACCAGATGTACCACTAGATCCTGAACTTCCACTGGTTCCCCTAGTTCCTGAGGTACCAGACGTACCTGTGGTTCCAGAAGTACCAGAGGTACTGCTAGATCCACTAGATCCACTAGAGCCGCTACTACCAGAAGAACCTGAGGTTCCACTGGTTCCTGAGCTACCGCCAGTACCATCAGTTCCACTAGTTCCACTAGTACCAGAACTACCACCTAATGCACAAACCCTCTGATCTATCTTTTGGAGAGATACAGTGAGTGAGTCACACGTATGGACGCCCGTACACGGGAGGTTAGGCCCATCATACTTTACATCGTTAGAACTAGTTAGTTCAGGATTACAAGGATTACAGTTTTGTTTAGACATCTATTTGTTTACATTAAGGAATGTACATAATGTAGTAACATCCCAGACCAGGCTGGTAGTTAGCATGGGCTAAGCCGCCTCCTGTAGAACCAACACTCACTGCCACAGAAACTCCTGTAACTGCTGTGTTTGTGCTAGTGGACGAACTCTTTGTGCCATTCATATCCATAAGATCACCATATACACCAGGTTCATTCTGGTCAGCTTGTCCATGGGCATATGCAATTGTATGCAAGTGTCCAGGGTCAGTTACAGTGGCTGTAGCTGAGTGAGAGTGAGCAGGAATTTCTGTAGCTGAAAGAGTTACAGTGTTAGAACCAGCAGTTCCCAATAAGGCATAAGCAGGATTACCAGCTATACCAGGGTCCAATGCAGGATTGAAAGCTCCTCCACCCATACCTGTTGTAGCACCAACTGGCACACGTCCTCTTTTGTCAGGAGTGCCGTTTAAGCCATTACATAGGTAGATTTTCTCCCAATCAGTTCCAACTATACCAGCACCTGTACCATCAAACTTACCTGTAAGACTACCATAGTATTCTACAACAGCATAAGGAACCATGCGGTTGTAATACTTAGTGCTAGTTCCAACGCTAGCTAAATATGCAGCAATTAGAGAGTTGAGGTCAGCGAGCTTTACATAATTTGTATCTACGTCAAGAGCAAGAGCATCAAGCTCCACTTCTAAGCCACAAAGCTTTGTAATTACAGCTTGCAGGATTGCATGTGTTCCAGAGGAACTAGTTACACCTGTAAGACATCCTACAGTGTAAGGTCCTTCTAAAGCAGCAAGGTCATCCTCCAGAGCAGTAACACGTGTGTCTAATTCACACACAGCTTGGATGATTGCACGTATTACGTTTGGAAGACTAAGGTCTTCACATGATACAAGATTCTTGTTTACAATCTCGCAAATGATTTGAGGATTGATGGTTAGGATTATTCCGCTTCCATCGAGTGTAGATGTGAGAAATGTAATCAATGCTTGTTCAACATACGAAAGAGAGTCTCCTGTTTGGATTCCCAAAACAGGAACATCTACACCTGTATATCTTACACATTGATCAGATATTGTTTCTACACAACCGTTATAGCAATTTGAACAAATGTTGGACATTTATTTATATTTTAAAAGTTTAACTCTGCTGGCAATCATGTTCACCGTGAATGGAGCAGCATAATCGGGATTACAATACTTGTATGTAAGTATTCTTCTGTAGTTTATAAGAGCCAGCATCACGCCTCCAGGCACAGGCTGGTTCAACATAAACACAACATTATTATACAAATTGTTGCCAAGCTGGTTTAACTTGCAGTCTATATCTGCAATTAAAGCAGGAATACTAGCGCATTCTGGACAATTTGTGAGCCTGGGTGATAACATTTCCTATAAGTTTTCTTCCTTGTTTTACAGCACCATTACAGGCTGCACAAAGACCGTTAATCAATTGACATCCACATCCAACCTTAGCTCCACATTTTTTACATATAGCCATACTAATAAAAGTTTATAATGTAGTTGTTTCCAGAACATCCACAGTTGTTCCTAATGAAGTTGTTAAGCATCATGTCTGCCTGGTTATAAAGCCTTGTTGCTTCAATCTCAGCACAGTTGTTAGCAGCAGCTAAAGATCCTTGTATGAAGAAGCTAATAGTGTTTAGGTCTACAAATGCTTGTGTCTTTATTGCTCTATCACATTCCATCATATCCAACTTCATAAATGCCTCGTCAAACTTTTCTTGCAGTTGTTCAATACGCATAATCGACTTCTCTACAAAGTTGATATATGCAGGAGCAACAGAATATTTTAAACGATAAACCCCATCTGGCAAAGGTTGATCTACGCCTGGTGGGGTTATTCCTAAGTTTGATGTGGTGAATACGTTAAAGTCGTTAACGCTGAACGGTTTAATAACTGTTCCAAATCCAGGAACCGTGATTTCAATTGTAGCACCAGAAACAACAGGTGGATTAGTTGGATAGGTAGAAGCATCAGCAACCCCCAGTGTCTGTACATTGTATGTAGGAATTACTAATATGTCTAGTTTTAAATCTGGCATGTTGTTCTAAATAAATAAGCCAGAGGATTGAGTAGTATCCTCTCACCTCTGGCTTAGGTTATATAATCTATGTTACTTGCCTACTATTACGGAATCAAGGTTGATGTTGTAGTAGTAGAAGGCCATACAGTGGTTGTTGTAGAAGTGGTCGTTACACACGCACCGTTCTGAGCAACAACTGCACCAAGACCTGCCACAAGAACTGCTTCCACAGCGGTTTCCATAGCGCTATCTTTCTGAACAGCAAGGATTACAGTGCTGTCTTCATAGATATAATCGCCCCACTGATAAGCAGACTTGTCAAACTCATTAAACTTGATGTAGTAGGTGGTATAAGTTGTACCATCACTCACCCAGCTTTCAAAGTTCTCATTGTAACCATTCATCCTGTAGAGATGCTTCAAGTAACCAGCTTGGTAGCTGTAGAAGTTTTTCTCCAATTGTGCAATCTCTGCAGAAGTACCAGAAGCGTAAGAAGAACGCTGTACTACAACAGGATCAGCAACAGTGTTACAAGGATCAGCTACAATGAAGTCAGCTGTGGTTGCAGGTCCGCTGAACACGAATGTACGGAACCACATTCTGTCATACTCGAAAGGAAATGCTGCCACATCACAAGGCTGACCATATTTGGTAAGAGGCTTACCAGTGATACGCAAGAATGCGTTTTGGTCGTTACCAATTCTCTGGAACTGATAGAAGTCAGAGAAAGTGATGTTGTCAGGGTTGTTACCAGGAGCTTGAAGATTGAAGTGATAGATAACATCATCAATCAAAGCAGGTACATTAACGTTAGTACAAGGATCACCACCGCAATCACAACAAGGTGCGTTTACAGTTACTGAACGAGTAAAACCGTTGAAGTACAATGTGTCAAGGTAGCTAGAGTGAGCACGAAGTGTAACAGTGATGATATCACCACACTGTGCGTTCCAGTTAACAACATCTGTAATTTGAGTGAGAGGAGTAGGACAACCGTCCACTTTGTACCACTCAGTTACATTGCTGTTACAACCAGCACCAGAAGGACAGCCTTTAATCTTATCAGAACGCTTAGAGCCTTGCAGATAAGTGTTTGTACGGCCCTGCGCAATATAAAAGTAAGGAGCAGCAGCGATGTTAGCTGCTGTAGCCAGAGTGTAGTCATTTTTGAAAATGCCCACTTGGCCAGCGCTCAAGTTTTGCGTAGATCCAGAGCTAGGGAGCGCAGTTTGCCCTACTGGTACTACGAAGAGCGTAGTTAATGAAAAATCAGCCATTTTGCTTTATTTTAGGTGATTAAAAATATTATTCGTTTGTCTGTATCCTGAACTGTGCACTTTGAACAGCAGCAGCGTTCTCTGTGTACATTGCTAGGTTTTGTACTGTTAAGTCTAACAACTCATCCTCTAGATAGAGTTCAAGTTCGCAGTCTTGATTAAATGATGGTTGGCCATCTAGCATGACATATCCTTCTGCATTTATATACACTGGATATCTCATATAAGACATGTAAATCTTACTAGGAGTGAACGTACCATCTGTGAAGATGGATATTTCATCTGTAGAAAGGAAGTTGAAAGTCTCTTGGTATTCAAAGCTTGGTTTGTAATGGGTGTTATTCAGAATGAACTGAAGGTCACCATGTTTAGCCAAGTCTCTGTTTATCCAGATCTTTCTATCCTTACACACCCCTTTGTCAGCAAGTATATAACTATCGATGTAGAACATATACTTAGGAACAAGCAGGTGCAGATTAGCAAACCATTGATTTAGTTCTTTATTCTTGAGAGTGAGATCAAGAGGTTGATGGTTATATGTTACGACCAAGCTTTGAAGGTCCTCATAACGCTTCTTAAAAGCATCAAGTCCCATTCCGCTCACTACACTAAAACCATCAACCTTTTGTTTTATCAGCTTTATCTGAGCCTCATTGAGTGCTAAGATCTTATCTTCTAAGTTTATCTGCTGGTGAATATTGGTTGACAGTTTATTTAGTTTTTGGTCGATCTTGTACAACAAACTGTCTACTGGTATCATACTGCAGCTAATTTCTTAGTTTTCAGCTTTCCTTCGAGAGTAAGGAGCAAGTCCTGATTATCGTCGTCAGAGAGCATCTTAATCAAATCATCTTCGTCCTTAGCTACTTCAAACTCACCTTCATATATTTTACCGTTAGGTTTAGATCTATATATGGAATGGGTGATGGCTTGCTTCACTAAGTCTTTGATATGGAGTAAGTTATCCTTCATGTCTGCAAAGCGTGTGAACACTTCAACAGGATTGAGCCCTTGATACTTACCGTTTTTAAACTCGGTTTGTTTGAGGACATTGTCTACAAGATTGTAAACTGCTTCCTCTTTAGTATCATCAGTCACAGGTAGTCCCAACAAACGTGCCACTTTTCTTTTTCTTTCAGGAGTCATTCCGTCAAACTTAACAATAGCCTTGTTAATCATTTGCTTCTTCTTGAACAGAACAGCATTCTCGATTTCATCATCAGCTACATAGAACTGAGTTTCAGCTGGATATTCACCACGCTCCCAAGCTTGATAAGAGCTTGCAATTGTTGGATGAACACGAAGCCATGAGAAGGCTAATTCCTGAAAAGGAATAGAAAGATCGAAGAAGTTATCACCATCCAAAAGTTTTACAGGCTGAACGTGCAGTGTATCACTTGTTGATGTAGACAATCCATAGTTCCAGAAACTAGAACGAGGACTTAAATCAACATCCCCCAATGCAGCTTGCAATTTGTCTCTAAGATTCTTAACACGTTCAGTCTCCATTTCTCTTTCAAGAGGATCAGAGATTCTACGGATGTAACTAGCATTAGGATCAAGTCCTGTTCTGTACTGTCCATCCAATTCCTTGTAAGGATACTTAAATACCCCTGTACCAGGAATACGTGTTAGGCCTTTTAGTGAAAGACCGCCTTGCATTGTTTGAAGTTGTGAGTTGTTATACTCCTTCTTAATAGTTGAGATTTTACCTAACTTACCCATATGTAGTTTATTTTATTTGGTTTGTTTGCAGAGTGATTCCCACCGAAGGGACAGCGATTGGGAGACACCCCAGTCCAACCACTCTGTAAGTGAGAAGAGCTCCCCCACATGGGAGTGTGGGGGGCATTCTCTTCTCGGTATAGGAGTCTAAGGATACTATCCTTAGAGTGGATCCTTAGAATTGTGGGATCTCTTCAATAAGAACTGTACGAGACAAGTCCTCAATGAATACATCACAACGGTCTTTCATCCAGATCTCGTAGCCTGGGAATTTGTTCGCAGAGCTCATACCCTGAGACTTAGCAAAGCCTAAGTGGTGGCGAGTTCCATCGATATAACCCCAAGTCATAGAAGGTGCACCCTTCATACGAACTTC